CGCCATACGTCATCGACACGCCGTTCTGGTTCACAACGCACGACGAGGATGTCGCGCCCTGAGTGGTCCGCGCGATCATGCCGTTCGGCCCGCACACCTGCGCTGCGTTCTGGTCATCCGGAGGCGATGCCGCATTGCTGGTCGGAACGAACACGAGAGCGGTCAGGTTGCCGCGGCGCCGGAAATCGGCCGTGCCGCCGCCCAACCCGGAGATGCCGCCGAGATATGCGTCGGCCGGCATGGTCACGCCCTTGTCGCCGACCTGCGTCGGATTGCGAATCCACTGGCTTTCGGCCTTCGGAATCGTCACCGGCGGCAACGTCCATGTTCCCTGAATCTCGAACTCGACCGTGACGATCGCGCCCGAAACCTTCGTCACGCGGCACGGCAGCGCGTTTCCCATAGCCTCGATCGCTTGCTGCGCGCGCGCGATTGCCACGCGGTTCAGCGAGCGCTGCAGCGGCAGCTTCGAATAGTTGTCAGCCATTGCTCATCACCGCGCAGTTTGCGACCGTCACCCACGATGCGCTTTCGAGCGCGCGGAAGTTGCCGATCTGCCGCAGCTCGATCACCGAGAACTTGCCCTGGAACGCGCTCTTGTACTTCAAACTCGACGGCAGCGAGGACGACGACGTCAGCACGATGCCGGGCGTGTTCTGCAGCCCCTGCGGCATCAGCAATTCCGTGCCGAGCTGGATGTCGGCCCGCATCACGAGCTTGACCTGCATCACGTTCGGCGCGATCCACGTCGGCTGACCGACGAAGTCCGTGAACGCGAGCTGCACGGTGTTCGGCTTGTAGGTGCTGTCATAGACGACGATCTGGCCGGCCTGGATCGTCACCTGCACACCCGCATAGTCGGCGCCGAGGAAATTCCCTTGCGTGATCTCCGTCAGCAGCTGCGCGAGCTGCTCGAGCGTCGAGCACCGATGAACCTCATCGTGCGTCTGCACCAGCTTGTCGCTGATGTTGATCAGCGCGGGCATCGTCGGGTAGGCCACCGACAGCGTCTGCTTCAGCGCCTGCGCGAGCGGCGTCCCGGACGTCCAGTTCAGGACGATATTGCCGGGCTCGTCGAGCGTGTACACCGCCGGGTTCAGCACGAGATCGAGCGTCATCTCGGTGCCTTCCCAGTTGCCGAAGGATTGCCAGATCTGGCCGGCCGCGATCAGCCCCGCCTGCTTCGGATTCGCCAGAGGCAAGCCGGCCTGCATGCCGCCCTTCATTGACAGGTTCATGCCCGCGAACTGCTGCGCCTGCAGCAGATCCTCGAGCGGCACACCCTCGATCAGAAGCGACTGGCCGCCGAGCGGCGTGCCGTAGGTGGCGACCGGGATGTCGAATTCGATGTTCAGCGCGCCCGGATCGAACTTGCCGTTCGGGTGCGACGTCCAGCGCCGGAACGGCTTCGTGCCGCCTTCTGGCGTGATGGTGATGTCGTAGTAGCGCATCGGTCAGGGAGTGATCTCGAAATTACCGCTGTCCTCGCGATACAGCAGCGTCGACGTCGAAAAGACGCCCGGCGCGAGCGGGATGTCGAAACCGAGCGGCGAGCCGACCATTCCGCCCGACCAGGCGATGTTGCCGTTCTGATCGGTCAGCGTGACGTACCAGCGCATGCCCGCGATGTTCCACGTCACCGACAGCGAATAGGCCACGCCGTCAAGCGTTACGGTCGCCTGAAACGGTGGCGTCGCCGCATTCGACGGCAGGAAAGGAACGAGCGTCGTCATAGCGCCGGCTGGGAAAGGAACTGATTCACGACGCCGGCCATGTTGCCGATGCCTTCGAGCGCGCCCTGCACTGCCGAGCCGGCGGCCGCCACCGCGCCGGACCATGCCGGCGACGTCACCTGCTGGCCGCCCGCGAGCTTGCTCATCAGCGCGCCGAACGCGCTGCTCGCCGCCTGCTGCGTCAGCAGCGGCTGCACGAAATCGAGCTGCCACTGGATTTGCTGTTGCTTGCCCTCGCCGCTCGTGACGTCCGTCATCGACGTCAGGATGCAGTTCGTGTAGATCCGTGCGGGCGTCGCGACATGGAACGTGCCGCCCGCCGCGCAGTGCGCTTCGAGCGAGCTTTGCAGCGACGTGAAAATCGCCAGCTTCGTCAGGTAGCCGCCGGTGTCCTTCACCGGCGCGATCATCAGCAGCGAGACGTTCTTCGGCTGCATCACGATCGCGTTGCCGGCGACCTGCTGGTTCGCGAATGGGTACGTGCCGACCGCATTGCTGATGATCGTGCCGCCGGGCAGCACGACGAAGCGCGCGAAGAAGTTGTCGAGGCTCACACTGCCGCTCGACAGGACGCTTTGCGCGAGCGCGCCGAGCTGGCCGACGAGCCCGATGATCGGCATCATGCCGCCGAGCGTGTTCGCGACGATCCCGCCGTTCAGGATGATCGGCGAGACTTGGAACGACAGGTCGTACGCCGATCGGAAGCCCGAAGAAAGGTCAAGTCCCGCCATCTCAATTACCCGGTGCTGCTGCGTTGGCCTGCACGGCGACGCGCGCGGACGTGTTGTTTCGGACGTCGACGGTCAGCTTCACCGCGCTTCGTTTGGCGACCTCGCCTGCGATTTGCGCGATGTAATTGCGCGTCTCGGCGGGCAGATGCGAATCCCACTGGCCGCCGTTCTTCGCGATGTCCTTGTCGAGGTTGCCCGGGCCCCAGTTATACGCAGCGAGCGCCTTACGGATGTCGCCACCGTACTTCCGCATCAACGATTGCATGTACCGGCCAGATGCGCCGGCCTGATCCTTAAAGCTGAAGCGGTCACCGCCATTGCCCCAATCGTTCCAGGTACCCGAGGTGAACTGGAAGTCGCCGATCGCTTGGTCGCCGTTCTTCAGCAGCGGACCGACCAGGTTCTTCCCCGATTTCGATTCGACCTGCCACATGCGCGACAGCGTCCCGGGCGGAAGCCCGCGCTGCTTCTCGATGCTCGCGAGATAGCCGGCCGGATCACCGGGCATCGTCAATGCATGACGCGTGTAGCCAAGCGCCTTGTCAGTCGACGAAATGCCGCCGGTGCTCCAGTCGTTCGAGCCGCTGCCGAAATCGAAATTTCCGACCTCGGCATTCGACGACGAAGACGTGTCGATCCCGAAGAAGCGGGCCGCCTTGCGGATGGCGCCGGCAACCAGCCCGATGAGGCCGGCGAAGTCCCGCATGTCCTGCTGGAACGTCGGCGAACCGAGGTAGTTCGTCAGCCCCGTGATCCCGTCCTCGACCGCCTTCAGGTTCTTCGGCGTGAAGATGTCGTTGATGAGCTGGTCGGCATCCTTCGTCAGCGTCGTCACGAAGCTGCGTAGCGACGGCGCGAGCTCGACGAGACGATTCGTCAGCGACGTTTCGAGCGTCCGGCCCGCAAGCGTGATCTGGCGATCGAACTCGTACCAGGCCTGCGTCGTGCCATTGCTGACGTTCAGCGAGCGCTGGTCGCGGCCGTACTGCGAACGCGCGGCCGTCAGCTCGGACAACGGCGTATTGCCGAGCCGACGCATGTCCTCGAGCGTCAGGCCGGACTGCGTGAAACCGGCGGCCGAGAGATTCTCCGCCGTGCGCTGCGACGACGGCGTCTTCGTCCACCAGTCGTGCGCGCGCGTGGCGAGCCGCATCGCTAGCTGATCGGGGCCCTGATTCGCGACAGCCTGCGAGCCGAGGCCGGTCGCGAGGCCGAGCCATACGCGGCCTTGGTAGCTGTTCTGTGCGTCCGCGACGTGCGATAGGATGCTCGGGTCGAGGAACCGCCCGAAATCCATCCCGAACGCCTTGTATTGGCCAGGCGTCAGGCCGACGCCGCGCGCGCCGCGCTGCTCTGTCACAGCCGAATGCGCGAGATCGCGCAGGCTGATCGCACCGAGAATGCCGCCGAGACCCGCGATGCCGCCGCCGATGGCGCCGAGCTTCAGCAGCCACTTGCCGATGTCGAACACGGCCTTGCCGACGTTGCCGGCCTCCTTCGCCATCTTCGACATCGTGTGCAGACCCTCGCGCGCCATGATGTTGAACTGGCGCTGCGCCTCTGTCGACGACTGGATGCCGCTCGCGAGCGACTTCGCGGTGGCCGCATTCCGCCGCATCGACGTGTCGATCTGCTGCCATTCCTTCGGCATATTGCCGACCTTGGACTCGAACTGTTCGTACAGCTCGTAGAACGCCTTGAATTGCTCGGCGTTCACGTCGATGTTGATGATCGGCTTATTAGCCACTTGCGCCTCTCAGGGTTCGGATCAGCTCGAGGATGTTGCGATCGCGGAAGTCGCGCGCGCTGCGGTATTCGAATCCGTGCCGCTGCACGGTTTCCGCGAAGCCCTCGCCGGCTACGAACTTCAGGACGGAACCGAGGACACCGCCAGTTGCGCCGAAGGCGCGGCCTTCATCGAGTTCGGCAAGGAATCGGCGAATTCCATAGGCGACAAGGAGGTAATCGATCCCGTCAGGAGGGATGCTGTGCTGCTCGCTTGCTTCTTCCGTTCCGCCTTGCTCGCCAGCGCACAGATGCACGTAAAAAAAACGATCGCCGACTCCGTCTCGGCCTGGTCCTCGGCGTCGATCTTGCCCGCCGCGACCGCGCTCTCGATCGGCAGGAGATCCCAGCCGCCGGCCGTCGGCACGAGCACCATCGTCAGACGCCGGATCTCGGCCATCAGCGCTGGCGTCGCCTCGTCGATCACGCGGCCGTCCTTGTCGACCCGGCCGCGCGCCTCGGCATCCCGCATGCCCTCGTCGAGCAACGTCAATGCGGCGATACGCGGGCCCGAGTCCATCATGTAGATGCCGCCCTTGCTCATCAGCGATGCTTTCGTCGCCGCGAGCACGCGGTAGTTCGTCTCGAACACTTGGCGCGAGATCGGCGTGTGGTAGGCCCACACCTTCACGCCGGCGTCGTCGCTGACGACCGGCACGACGAGGTTCATCGCCTCATTGATCTGGATCACGTCATGCTCCACAGGTCGTTGTTGGTGTAGTAGGTGCCGCGCAGCACCAGCATGCACACCGCGTCCATGCCGTCGAACGCGTTCGGGTCGAAGTGGCGGATCGCCGCGTCGTACAGCGTGAACGAGTCGAACGCGGCCGAATCGCTGTTGATCTTGATCTGGCCGAGCACGCTGTTCGATTCCCACTGTGCGCGCCACGCCATCGACAGCGCCTGCGTGCGCAGGATGCCGACCGAGATCGTCGCCGGCACGTACGGTGCCGGCGAGTTCACAAGGCCCGTGCCGGTGCCGGTCTGGTCGGTGAAGTCGCCCTCGAACGCGATGCGCGCGAACGACTTCCCCATGTACGGCGCCGTGATGTTCAACGCCGTGAAGGCCGGCACCAGCACCGAGCACCGGACGCGGTTCAGGGTGCCTTGGCTGACAAGCGGATTGGTTGCCATCTATGGTTCCCCTTAGAGCTGAACGGCGTCGATGTTGAAGGTGATGGTCTGGAAGCCGTTTTGACCGACCACCGTCGCGGCGAGACCGTTGTAGATGCCCGCCGAGTAATCGCCCGGGTTCTGCGTCGTGTACATCTGGAAATCGATCGCCGTGACGGCCACCGATTGCGCGCAACCGAACGACACGGCGCGCGAGCCCGTGTTTTCGGCGACCGACTGCAACGCGTTGATGCCCGGCTGGTCGTAGAGCAGCGGCGGGTTCGTGTTCGAGCCATTGATGATCGCGGCCGCGAGCGCCTGCTTCGACTGGATCTGGAACCAGTCGATGCCGTACCACCAGCTCGCCTGCGAACCGTCCATCGTCGTGCCATTGCGCAGCGTGGCCGTCGAAATGCCGCCCTCGGCGCCCGTCAAGATCAAGTTGCCGAATGCACTCAGGATCGACGTGATCTGCGCGTTGTAGCCCTGCGCCGGCCAAGCCGTGACGCCATACAGGAACCGCTGCCCCATCGGCGCGAGCTTGTTCGCCGCGCCCGGCTGATTCACCAGCCACTGGTAGAACTGCGCGGCGGCGCCGAACTCCGTCGACGGCGCGAGCGGGCTCGGCACGAACGCGATGATCGATTTCAGATTCGCGTAGTTCGCGAGATTCGCGGCCGTCGTCGTGACGTGGAAATACGTCTTGCCGGTCGGCGACGAGTACAGGCCGGCGAGGATGTTCAGCGCGGATGCGAGGTTCGCCGTCGCGACTGCGCCCGTGCCGCCGCCGCCCGAGAACGAGACGGTCGGAGCTGCCGTATAGCCGGAGCCCGGATTCGTGATCGTCACGGCGACGACCTTGCCGTTTTGGATGATGGCCGTGCCGGTGGCGGTCGTGCCCGACGTCGGCGCCGAGAACGTGACCGTCGGCGCGGACGTATAGCCCGAACCACCGTTCGTCACGACGACGCTGCCGACCTCGTCCTTCGAGTAATCCCATGCCGCCGGCACGAGGTACGCGTAGAACACGTTCGGGTTGTTCGAGACCCACGTCTGCAGCAGGCCGATGCCTTGATCGACGCCAGTTTCGGCGCCGAGCTCAAGCACATAGAAGCCGACTGATTGGCCTTGGGCGAAATGCGTGTTCGCCATGTTCGTCAGCTCGGTCGAATTGCCCGAGCCGCTGAGAATGGCCGTCAGGTCGGAGGTCAGATCGCAGTACTGATACGTGCCGGCCGCGAGGGTCGTGCCGCCCACCGAGACGATCGCACCGCTGCGCTGAAGCTGCGACGGCACGGGCGCCCGGGTGACGGTGACGTTCAGATTGACGATCGTCTGGGTGATGGTCTGCGCCATGTTGGGCGGCTCCTGGGGTTATGCGTATGCGACGGAAACGGCGCCGCCGGTGCCCGGGTTCACGACGATCCCGGTGTTGCACGGCCATTGGAGATAGATCACCGAGCCGACGGCCGGGTAGCCGCTCGCGTATTGCACGATCGCATTGGCCGTGGCGGCCGAGCCGACTGTGGCGGCGTCGTACGCACCGAACGTGCCGGCCGTGGCAACCGCGAGCACGGTGATGCGCACGAGGGTGCCGGGGGAATTCTTGATGACGGTGGCGGCATTGACGTCGAGCGCCGACAGCGCGCCGCCCGGACGCGGGACGATGGGGTTCTGGGGCATTTCGTTACTCCTGGATGGTGGTGGTGATGCTGGCCGACAGGATCAGCCGCCGCGCGATCGCGTCAGCGGTTCCCTGGTAATACGACGCGAGGATCGTCAGGGTCTTCTTCATCGCGAGCGCCGCAATCTCAACCTGCGTGCGCTTCTCGTCGCGGATCGCCGGCGAATTGCAGAATCCGAAATCGTCGGTGTTCAGCGAGTAGTCGATCAGCGCTGCGTAGAACTGAATCGCGCGCTGATTCGTGAATCCATAGAACGTGAGCCGCACGTTGTCGCGCATGAGCTGCGTGCTCGCCATCTGCTGCAGCGCGGTCGGCGGCGTCGGTGTGCCCGGCCATTGGTAGGTCGGGAACGCCTGGATCGCGACCGTCTCGACCGGTTCGATATGCGCCGTGACGTACGGCGGCACGACGTTGTCCGGCACGAGGAACGACGGGTACACCGGCGCGCCGGCGAGGCCGCTCAGCGCCATCCAGATCGGGAGGCTGTTAGAGACGATCGGCTCGACCGGCAGGTCCGACGCGCTGGCGACGAGCTGCGACGCCAGCGCCGGGTAGACGGCGAAGCCGCGGTAATGCCACAGGCCGGCCTGCTGGTAATTCAGCCCGGTCTCTGCGAACGCGACCTGAAGCGTCGCGCCGTCGACCTGCCACGTGCCGATCCACATCGTGCCCGGCGAGATCGTGTTGAGCTGCGCGATCTCCTGCTCGGCCGTGAACAGCAGCTTGTTCGCCGCGATCGTCTGGTCTTCTTCCTGCCGACGGTCGGTCAGGATGTGCAGCGAGCCGCTGAACTGCTGTGCGGTGCTGCTCGCCACCCAGAACACATAACCATCGGTCGGCAGCGTCGACTTCGTGTACTGCTGGAACGTGACGGACTGGTTGCGCGAGAGCTGCTCGACGCCGGCCTCGAGCGCCGCGGCGAGATCGCCCGGCGCGGCCGCTGCTTCATCGATCAATCCCATCAGTCAGTCACCCATGCACGAAACGACGCTTGGTAGAGGCCGGTATCGATGAACTCGGCGCGCGCCGGATTCTCTGCGGCGTACGGCCGCTTCTTCCGATGGTTCACGCCCTCGTCGGCCGCCGCGACCGCCTGCGCGCTCGCCTGCTTCCATTCACGTGCATCGAGGAAATCCCGAAACAGCTCACCGATCTTCCCCGTCGACACATCAATCGACAGGCGCCCGACTGGTTTGCCCTGAGCGATGCTTTCGATCTCGCCGGCGATGTCGTTCGCCAGCAGCTCGCCGATCTCTTCCTCGTACATCTCGAGGAACACGCGCATCACGTGGTACTCGTCCTCGATGAACGTCGCGACATCGCCCGTGGTGACGCCCGGCTTCGCGCCGGCGCCCGTGTAGGCGACGTCGATCACGCCGAGGTGGAGGGTTGGCATCACGAAACTCCGACGACGTCCGGCCCGTATTGCTGCGCGTACGCGAGATACTCGCGACCCCACGGCGTTTTCAGCAGATCGAGATCCTGCATCGTGAGGTTCTTCACGAAGTCGGGCACGACGAGACTGTTCGACGTGCCCTGATCGCCCGACGACTGCACCACGCCGCCGACGAACGCCATCAGCTTGAACGCCGTGCGCTGCGTGGCGAAGAACGTCGACGGCGGGATGTCCTGCGCGACCTTCAGCAGCCGGTGCATGCCGAGGTTGTAGACCGCCAGCACGTAGACGATCGCGGGCACGCTGCACGGCGACTGCAAGGCGAGGTTCATCGCCATCGTGAATGCCCACTGCAGGTACTGCGAGTCCGTCGGCAGGTCGGTCTGCGGCACGCCCTGGTTGTAGACGAACGTCGTGAAGTCCGCGAGATTCGGCTGGGTCGAGTCGACGAAGGACATATCAGGTCGGGAGCTTTGCGTCGGTGCGGCCGTCCGGCGCCACCGACAGGGAGAAATTCACTTCGTCGCCGGTCGGCTTCTGGCCGGGCGGGACGTCTTGCTTCACCTCGACGGAGGTCACGCTCGCCATGCGCCGGCCCTTGCCGCCGCCCTTCTTGTCGCGCGTCGCGCTGTCGAAGGCGAGTGCACTGCGCGTCGCTTCCTGCGCCGAGCGATGCTCCTGCGTATCGACCAGCTGATCGTGCGCGGTGACGATATGCGTTTCCGTGACGGGCTTGCCGACACGGTAGAGGTAGCCCGAGAACTCGCTGATCTTGCCGTTCACCTCGGCCGCGTTGCGGAAACCGAACTGTTCGAGGTGCCGCACGAGCGACTCGATGACGGCGCCCGACGCGCCGCGCGCGATCTCGCGCTGCTGGCCCGACGGGATATGCACGACCTGCGCCTTGCCGGCGTGCTCGGGCGAGCGGAAATGGTGGTCCAGATGCTGTTTCGTGCAGTTGGCGATGAAAATCGACATGTCGTCCTCGGGAAAAAGAAAGGGGTGCCACGCGGGCGCCCCTTCAGGGTGGAGATGCTGACTCTTGCTGCTCTGCCGCTCAGTGCGGCATCGACAGGATCGTGATGCCTTCGGGACGTACACCCCAGCCGGACGTCACACGCAGCTCCTGCACTTCGGTGATGCCGCCGTCGGGGATCGGCGTCGGGATCTTGATCGGCGCCGCGGCGTCCGCGTACATCAGGTTCACCGCCTTCATGTTCGGGTTCACGTCCGCGAACACGTTGGTGTTGATACCCGGAATGTCCGGCTTCTCGATTTCGGGGACCGTCAGAATCACAGCATCCGAGCCACCGGCGCCCTTGCCGATCAGCGTGTCGTCGAAGTACCACTCGATCTCGTCGCCCATTTCATCGACGACGTTCTGGATTACCTGACCGACCGTGGAAGTGCCGGCACCCGGGCGCTGATACTGCACGACCTGCACGATCGAGCCGTACGTGAGCTGAAGGAACACGCGCTGCGGGCTCAAGATGCGGATCTTGTTTTTGATGTTGCCGCCCGACTGGAACATGCGCGTCTTCAGCGCGACGATCTGCGCAAGGACCCACAGCGACATTTCGCCATTGTCATAGGTCGACACCGTCGTGTTGCCATAGCTGTCCGGCGGCAGCGTCACGGCGGTGGCGCCGACCGTGTTCATCAGGCCTTCGCCATTCGCCGGGTTGAAGCCGTACAGCAGCCCGACGCGGCCCTGTTGGAAGATGCCCTGACGCTGCGCGAGGTCTTGCGCCGCCGGCAGGCCGATCGAGTATGCTGCGGCCGCCGCGGTGTCGTGATGGTCCCACTGCGCGCGCGTGCGGATCAGATACGTCGCCGTCGAGTAGTAGGTCGCGGTCAGCGTCGCCGACGGCAGCAGGTTCGGCGCACCCTGCGATGCCTGCGTTTCGGTGCGCAGGTCCAGCGCGTTGATGTAGACGAACAGGTCTTCGCTGCCGATCTTCACACGCGGCTTGCCGCCTTGAAGAAGGCTGAACGCACCGGACGCCTGCGCGTAGGTGACGATCAGCTCGGGCTCCGAGAAGCTCGGCGCGACCTTGGCCTGAGCCGGGAAGTAATTTGCCATTTCGGAGGCTCCTTAGATCTGGATGATCGCGGCCGCGCCCTGGATCCAGGTGAGCGCACCGGTCCCCGAGTTGTAGCTGACGATCTTGCTGTTGGTGTTGACGGAGAGCACCTTGCACGCGAGCGCGCCGACGCCCGAGCTGTACGTGATCAGCTTCTGGTTCGTGAAGTCCCACGAAACCTGTTGGTTGATCGCGCCCGTGTCGAGATTGGCCGCCAGCGTCGCATCGCACTGCACCGCGATACGCGCGTTCGAGCCCGTCCGGAAGAACATGGCCGTCATGCCCGCCATCAGCTGCGGCACGTTGTTGCCCGGCGTCAGGATGGCGTTGTACGACCGGTTGATGACAGTGAAACCCGTCACGCCGGCGTTGTTGGCCGCGAGCACCAGCGAGTTTCCGAGCTGGTTCGCGTTCGGCGCGGCGACGTTTTCCGTGACAGGCATGCCGCCCCAGACCGGCTGCGTCACCGATGCGGCAATGATGCCGCTCGCGAGCCACATGTTCGAGGACGGGTCGTCCATGAACGCGCCCTGGACGTAGCCCTCGGTGTCCTGGCGGAAAGTGCCGGTCGGCGAGCCCGTCAGCATCGGGTTGAACGAAATCGACATGGCTTATGCCCCCTTGGCTTGACGGTTGATCTTGCAGATGACGCCCGGTGCCTTGAAATGCTGCATCCAGGCATCGATGTCGCCCGTGAAGCGGGTGATCTGGCGGCCGGCCTCGTCGCGCGAGACGATCGGGATCAGGCGGCCGGCGGGCGCCGACGCGGGGTTCCGCGCCGCGACCTGCGCATCCGCGTAGATCTTGTCCTCGATCACCTTGAACGAGGCGCCATCCAGCGCGTCGAGCTTCACGCCCTTCATGTCCGGGCTGTGCGCGGCGAGCTTCGAGGCGAGACGCTTGCGGTACTCGACCGGGCTTTCGCCATGCAGCGGCGCGTTCGCGCTCTGGCCGAACATCTGCATCACCGAGTCGGCGCGCATCTGGGCCGTGGCGAGCGCGTCGCGATCTTCGATCGACAGCGGCTTCGTCAGCGTCGACAGCGTGCCGTCCATGCGCTTGATCTGCGCGCGCAGGTCGGCGTTTTCGCGTGCGAGGCGCTGCGAGTCGGCGCGCGCGGCGGAATCCGCACGTTCTTCCTCACTTTCCGTGCTGTCCATGCGCTCGCAGCCGGCGGCATCGGCGCGTTCTTCGTCGCGATGCTCGGCGGCGCCGGCACGCTCGGCTTCCGCCAGTTCGCGCGCCGCAGCGTGCTCATGCTCGACTTCGCGTCCGCCTTCACGCTCGGCCGCGCTTTCGGCCGAATCGGCTTCGAGCGGTGCGGCTGGCATGCGGTCGCCACCCTTGTTTTCGATCGCGTCCATGCGCTTGATCAGCGCATCGGCCCACGCCGGGATTTGCTCTTCCATACCATCCATTTCAGGATCTCCTGTGTTGACTCCGCTGGGCTCGCCGCCTTTGTCCCACACGCCCTCTTCGCAGATTGCGAGGTGGTCGAGATAGGACGGCTTGCCTTCGATGAGGACCGATTGACCGTCAACCTCGACGGTTTCGGCTGAGCCCGCGTCGCGGAAGATCACCGCGGGACTGGTCGACGCGTGCGACGTCGGCATGAGCCGGGCCGCGTCGTCGTCGAATACTTTCGCGATGCCGCGCACTTCGGTTTCGGTCAGATACGGCAGGAAGATCGTGCCGATCGACCGGTCGCGGTACTCATCGCTATTGAGGATCGATTTCTTCGGGTGCTCGAAGATCACCGGCAACCCGTTGCATCGCTGCCGGAATTCCTCGGTCAGGAAGTTCTCCGGCGGCCGGTAGACGTATTCTTCGTGCTCGGTGCGGTAGCTGGTGCCCGTGCCCGTGATGCGCAGATCGAACAGCCAGACGTTTTCGTAGCGCTGCGGCGACAGCAGCTCGCCGGCCGCCATGCGTTTCGCGATGTCGAGCTCGTTGCCCGTCATCAGTTCGATCGTGCGCGCCACCTCGGGGTGCATCTTGTCGGGCAGGCTGCCCGGCGCGGCCCACTGCCATGCCGTGTGCTCGTCGTTCAGTACCGGCTTGAACGGTTCGGGCACGTTCTGCACGAAGCACGTGTACTCGCCCGCGCCGCCGGAGATCGCATTGCGCCGCACCGCCCAGCGCAGCCCCTCAGGGCATCCGCCGATTTCCTCGATGCACTCGCGCGCCGCCGCCTGCTCGGGCGTTTCATCGCCCTCGGCGTGGCCGCCGGGCTGTTCCCATTCGCCCGTGTCGCTGCGCTGCACGAGCAGGAACAGCGGGCCCGGCGCGCGGAACAGGATGCCGGCGCAGTCCGTGGCCGGCGCGGCGCTGTCGGCCGCGACGAACTCTTTCCCGACTGATTCCGGAATGCCGAGGGTGCTATGCCCATGCGCCGCGGCTTCCATCGCGCGGTGCTGCTTCTCGCTCACACTGGGCATTTCAGGGTTTCCGGATTCGGGTTTCTTCGAGCGCCCGCCGACCCTTCTCGGTCAGCATCTCGGGCGGCAGGTCTCTCAGGTTGTTCACGTACACGCCGTAGCAGCGGCAGAAAGGCTCCTCGGCCGGCTGCGTGATCTCATCGAGATAGCCGTCGCCCTTCGTGATCAGCCCTTGCTGAAGCGCCCACGAGCCGCGCACCACGTAGAAGCGCTTGTCGCGCTCCTTGTGGTCGGGCCGGTAGTCATAGCCGGCCTGCCGCCAGTGCGAGCGCCACATCATCGCGATGGCTTGCGTCTGCTCGGCGATGACCGCGTTGATCGACGACATGAGCTTGTGTCCTTGGTCGATCGAGACGCGGCGCTCTTCGTAGCGCAACTGGCGGATCGGCTTCGCGATGCTTTCGCGCACGTCGGCCTTCTCGACCGCGCGCGAACCGCCGGCGGGAACCGATGACACCCAGCCGGCCAGGCGCTGCAGCGATTGCTCGACTGCGCGCTCGCGGTTCAGCTTGATCAGGTCGACGCTCGCGCGCACGCGCTTGTCGAGCTCCGGCCGCAAGGCCGGCGTGATCCGCTCGATCGTGAAGCGCGGCACACCCGGGTGATAGCGCAGCGCGCCGGTCTTCGACAGCGTGCGGCGGAATACTGCGTCCATCGCGACCTGCATGCGATTGCGCATCTCCGAGTCGGTCGGCAGGTCTGCCATCGCGGCGAAGCGCAGTCGGCGCAGCCATTCCTGCAGTCGGGCCGGATCGTCATAGCCGTGCTCGGTGATGTCGCGGATGGCCTCAGTCAGCGCGTCGTGAAACGTGCGGTTGATTGCGGGGCGGACGCTCATCGGCTACTCGTGAGACGATTCAACGATCGGATGCGGTTCTTCCATCGGCTGCGGCGGCACGTAGGTCGCGATCTTTTCCCAATCGAGTTCGAGCGGCGCCGAGAACATCAGCTTCCGCTCGTTCATCACCTCTGCGAGCCAGCAAGCCGCCGTAGCCTTGCTTTCCGGATCCAGCATCGGGTCGAGCACTTCGACGCATGCAATCGCCGCTTTCGTGATGATGTCGTCGACCTTGACGCGCTCGCTGTCGGGCTCTGCCAGCAGGTTCGGCCAAGCAGCAGTGAAAGCATTTTTCCACTCGTAGAAGGCCGTCTCGTAGGGCATCGAGCCGTAGAGGCTCGGGTGCTTGCGCTGCATCGACGCGTAGAACTCGGGGCTCCATGCGCGGCGCATCACGATCGGGTCGAGGAAATCGTACGCCGGCCCCATCTCGATGCGCACGCGGTCGATGAAGCGCGCGATCAGCTTCGCGTCCTCGGTGCCCTCGCCGAAGCCTTCCGTCAGCGTGTCCTGCGCGAGCATCACGGCCGGCATCTTCCCGGACGTCGCAATGTCCTTGATCACGTTCGTGCGCGCGAACTCCGCGGCGTCGCGGATGTTCTTCAGGTCGATGGACTCGATGCTTTCGTTGATGCCGATCGACATCACGTTGCCAGTCTTCGCGCCCTTCAACATGCGGCGCTTCAGGCCGCCCCATGCGAGCGCGACCTTGTCGATCACCGCACCGGGGGAGCCCATCTTGTAGATCAGCAGCCCAGCCTTCTCGATGATCGCGTTGTTCGTGATCATCGCCTGCACGTACGACTTTAGCGGATACAGCCCGCGCTGGTAGACCGACCGGCCGACGAAGCCGAATGCGCTGTTCGTCCACTCGATGTAGATCGGCGCTTCGTTCAGCGCGATCACCGCGCGCGACGGATGGTAGTCGTGGTTCGCGACGCGCAGGAACTGCGGCTTCTGGAAGTCCGGCGCGTTCGGGTTCTGGTTCAGCACCAGCGAGCCGGCCGTGTTCAGCGGGTCGAGGATGTTGAAGTACAGATCGAGCTCGTGCATGCGCTCGATCGGCAGCGGCTCATCCGTCGGGAAGTCCCGCGCGCCGACCACCAGCGAGGCGATGCCGTAGACGCGCTTGAGCGTCATGAAATTCTTGATGATCTCGTCAGCGCCGACGCCGCCGAGCTTCTTCCATTCCTTGCGGAACGCCTGCACCAGATCATCCTCGGGCGCGCCGGGGATCGTGATTTCGCGCTCTTGCGACAGCGCTTCCTCGTACGGCGCCTCGGCCATCTTCGCGCCCAGCGGGTGGTAGCTGTAGATGACCTTGCACATCTCGTACGACGGCGGCGAGCCGGGCTGCAGGTCGTCCGTCCCGAGCAAGCGCATGAGCTCGGCAGACATCGCCGTGCCGACGTTCAGGCTCGCTTGCGAGCCCTCGTCCGCATCGCCGTAGTAACCGCCCATTCAATAGCCCTCAGAATCGCCGAGGCTGATCGCCACGCCGTAGGTGAAAGTGTCCAATAGGTCCTGATGGTGCGGCGTCTTCGTGCCGAGGCGGAAGCCGCATACCTGCGAGATCAGGTGGTTGCGCGTCTGGCCCTTGTAGTTCGTGACCTTGTCGTGCGCATAGCGGCTGATCTTCACCTCGCCGCGGTGCACGTAGCCGCTCACCGATAGCGCGCGCCCTTCCTTGCCGAGGTCGACCAGCTTCTCGTCGATCGGATGGAACGGCAGGCTGCGCCGCTTGGCCTGCTGCAGCAGCACAATGCCGCTCGCCTTGTCTTCGATCCAGCCACCGAGACTGCCCTGACGGGCGCCGACCTGTGCGGCGAGTTCTTCGCAGCGCTGCGCCACCGTCGGCAGCCACGATTCGAGCAGCGCGCCCTCGATCTGCAGCACGTCCCAATCGAGGATGATCAGCGGCGTGCCGGCGATGACGTTGCGCCCGTAGTACGTGACGGCCGTGCCGTCATGCTCGAGGCCATCCTTCAGAGCGGTGTCGACTACCGCGAAGACCTGGTCGCAGCGCGTCGGGTAGTCGACCGCTTGGCCGTCGACCAGCAGCGACGATTCGGAGAAAAAGGCCGCTCCATGCCAATCCACGAATTCCGCAAGATATTCCTGCTGAAACACGAGCGGCATGTTCGACGCGCGAATGCGCTCGAATTCGTCCTGCGGAAGATGCGGGTTCGTATTCGAGGGAGCGTGATATTCCTTCCATCCCAGCGATTTATCGGTGCAAATCTGGTAGAACCAGTTTTCTGGGTCGGCTCCGTTCGGCGTAGATAACGCCCATGCCGAACCGCGAAAGTCGAACAATGTCGGCGCAATCGCTTTCGCCCAGATGTCGCCCATGTCTTCGCCAGCGAATGCGGCTTCATCGATTAGGACGGTATGGTATTTCCGCGACCGGCCCGCCTTCGGGTTGTTCAGCGTCCAGAAGTCGATGCGGCCACCGGAAATCGTGCGAATCAGACCGTCAGTCTTGTTCGAATGAGCAGTGATCGGTGCGAGGGCATCTTCAAGCTCGCGATACGTCTCCGACATGATCTTGTAGTCAGGCGCGAAGATACCGACGAATCGTCCATGTGCCGATCCGGTGCCCGATATCGCGATCGCCATCTGCGTCTTGCCCCAGCGTCGACCGCAACGGACAGCGTTGAAACGCTCCCGCTCATTCCATGCGGACATCTGGCCGGTGTGCAGCGTCGGCAAATTGACTTCAATCCGGGCCATCAGGCAGTCCGCCATTGATCACGACGACCGTCTTTCCTCCATCCGGATCGGTCGGGTCGGCCCCGCCGCGCTCGCGGTCGGGCACGCCGTATTTCTTCGGGGCTCGCTTCGACAGCAGCCATTTGCGCGCTTCGACGCGCAGGGCCGAGCGGCGAATCGCTTCGCCGTTCTCGCGCCAGCCAGCCGCATTGCCGTCGCGATCATGCTGTTCCATCCAATCGTTGCGGCCGTCGTCGGCGATCTCGAGGATCTCGTCGGCCATGTCTTCGGCCTGGATTTCCCGCGCGCGCACGTATTGGGCCTGAAACTCGGCCTTGTCCTCGTCCTGCAGCCACCGAAGGATCGTGCTTTTCGCCGGCATTCCCGGCAGCGCGCACACTTGGCGCAGCGTCATCCCATCGATGATCGCGGCGCAGATCGCTTTCGCGAGCTTCTGGGTATAGGCAGTCGGCCGACCTGTCTTCTTCGCCATGTCCGTGCCCCATCAAGGGCATGCGGCCCGTTCTCTCGTCATGGTTTGCCCGCGCCTGCCGGTTTCACGACGGAGAGGACGTTGCCATCGGATCGCCACATCGCGGACTGCGGGTGTTTTCGGCGCACTGGCCCGCTTGCGCTTGCCATTGCGGCGGTGGAAAAGAAAAAGCCCGGACGAGCCGGGCGAATCACGCGGGGGAGCGTGATGGAGACATCGAGGAAACGAAAAAGCCCGCTGGCTTTTGGCTCAGCGGGCTTCGGGCGGAATTCTTACGTGTATCGAATATCGCGGATTATTGTGGGTCAAACACACATTGTCAAGCGGTAACGCTCTCGGCGAGCAATCCGGCGTGCTTCAACCGCCCTTCCATCGCCATCCAAGCGACCTGGATCACGCCGGGCGTTTCCGCCTTCCGGTCGCCGTCCAGCCACTTCCGCACCGCGGCGTTCTGCTTGCTGACCGTGTTCACGTGGGCCTCGCATTCCTTCGCGATCTCGGCGAGGTCGCATTTCACGCCGAAGATGCGCTCGATGATCGCGCGGCGCACGCGGTAGTGCGAGAAGCCTGAGCAGTAGGCGGCCGACGAGCCGGTGAGCCAGCCGATCGCCGCCTGCCATTCGAGATTCGGCGTGCGGCCGCTGCAGCACGATGCCCCGCAGGAACACGGCAAATCGCGCGGCGCCGCGTTCGCCACGATCGCCGACAGGTGCAGCTCGGGCAATTCCTCGAGCTCGCGCCGGATCATCCCGGCCTGCGCCGCACCTTCCAGCCCGACCAGACCGATTCCGCCGCTGCTCGGCGGCCGCAGCCGCTTCGCCATGAGCGTCTCGCCGTACTGCTGGGCCGAATAGCAGAGCGCGAACCGCACCGCGTCGAATGCCGATTTGAATTCGATGTTGTCCAATTTTCCAGTCCTCAGGCTCGCTGCAGATTCAATTCGATGGCCTCGACGCGCACACCCGGCGCGCGGGCGTAGCGCTTCGACACCCAGAGGTCGACGACCTGGCCATCGTCGACGTACACGACGCCGTTCATGCCGTCCTTCACGGACTTCACGACGTTGTCGGCGTCCGGCTTCTTCGTCGCGCCGATGGCGCCGGCGGCGGCCGCTTCCTGCTTCTTCAGCGACCAGCTCGACGGGATCGGCAGGCCGATGTGCACGATTAGGCGGATCGGACCGGCGTAGGGCTCAGTGCTGCGCATCGCGGCGCGCGCGGCCAGCTTGACGAGGTTCTCGTAGCGCTCGGTCTTCTCGGGCGTGTAGGTCGTGACGTGCGCACCGCGGCGTGCGAACTTGGGGCGCCCCTTCGCGACCGGCGTGCCGGGAACGACGAACTCGACGCGCTGCGCGGCGACGGGCGCGCCGATGAGCGGTTGCTGGGTCATGCTCGTTCTCCCTGCGCGAGAGCCGCCAGCCTCTCACCCGCCTTTTCCAGCGCAACCGTGAGCTTGTGCATGTCGCAGTAATCGCGCCCCTTGTGCGTCCAATGCGCTTTCACGCGCGGACCGCGCGCCGAACATTCGCAACAGAAGCGGTGGCCGCCGGCCTTGACCATGTCCTTCGTGATGCGCTTCATGCTTCCTCCGGAAGACGAGTTTTGAACGTGTCGCAATGGACATGATCGTGATGATGTTCGCAAAGCGGACAGACGATGGCCGCATGATCCCCGCATGTTTCGCATTCCACGAGGCTGGTTTCCCAATCAGCGATCGGGCTCCATCCATTGCATTCGCCGCACAGCACTTCGCTGGCATCGGTCAATGCCGGATCAAATGTCCATGCATAGTTCTCGGATGCTTTCATGCCGTTTCACCCTCCGGTTCTTCCGCACGACGCTCCGTGTCCGGCATGTAGCCGCTCACATGCGTCGGCCCGATGACGCCGCCAACAGGGTCACGATGCGCAGGCGCGCCACGACCGAGCGCGGACGTCTGCTCGATCAGGAATCGCTCGAGACGCAGCAGCCAGCCGTAGGCGTTCTTGTCCGCATCGGTCCGGAACGCGAGATCGTGCCCGTTCGGATGGCCGCGCAGCTCCTGCCGACTCAGCCGAATCGCTTCCTCATCGCGGCCTCGCAGCGCGATCGTGAGACGGCAGATGGTCGAGAACTTCTCGCGCAACGCCAGCGTGATCGCCGCGTTCGCGCTCGGCGGTTGCTCGTGATGGCAGAAGCACCACCACTGACCGCCGCTGCCGAGGGTGCCAAGCAGCGGGCACCCATACGCGGAGCACATGCCCCAAGCCTGTCCGGAATCGCTCATGCTGCAACCTCCCGCGCCCGCTGGCGCATCACGCTTTCGCACTTCTCGAGCAACCACGCATGGTCGCGGCCCGCCGGGCACGCAATGCCCAGCTCAGATGCTTTTCGCTCGATGCCGGCGCTCGACCGCTTCCACGAGTTGTCCTCGCGCTTTACGGGCGGCCGCCGCACGCCGTCGAGCTTCGCGCGCACGAACCCAGCATTCACTGGCGCCGGGTCGTTCGTTGCGAGCCGATCGGCGACAGCAGCGTCGTACGCTTTCCGCAGTTCGTCGGGCGTGACCTGCATGCCTGCGAGATCGATGACCTGCTGCTGGCTCGGTGTCATGTTCCGCGCAGCCTTCCCGCGCTCCCGCTCCCAGCCGATGAGACTCATCGAAATTCCGGCGGCGGTCAGGAAGCCGTCTTCCGTGCTCGCGCGCGAAGGTGTACCGCCGTCGGTGTTAGAACCTATGGTTTTAGGTTTACTTCCGGTTCCGGTTCCGGTTCCGGTGTCGTCACTCCCATGTGACTCCGGTGTCTGTCCCGATGTTGTCCCGTGGGACATATCCGGGACTTCTTCGGAGTCCTTTTCAGCCTTTTTCCGCTCACGCCACTCGGCCTTGCGGTTGCGTTCCTTGTCGCGCGCGGCGAGCATTTCCTGCACGCGCGTCACGATCGTGTTGTGGTATAGGCGGCCGTCATCGGCCAGCCACCAGCCGCGCATGAGCTTGTCGCGGTTCTTCACGAAGACGCTCGTCTTCATGCCGATACGCGCGGCGATGAGTTCGTCGTTGGCGGGGAGCGAGCCGCACGGCTCCTGTTGCCAGGCAGTCGACCAGAGCATCAGCAGCCATGGCCGCAGATCGGCCGGCGTGAGCGCCCACGTGTCGGATCGTTCGATGCGTTCGAGGTCGAGCTCGAAGCGCCAGCCCTTCGCCCGGGTGTCGGACGGATACGGGATTGCGGCCACGCCTACCTCCGCATGAGCCAAGCAAGCAGCCCGGAGAGGATCACGACGAGCGCGACGTAGGCGAGCAGCGCGATTTGAAGTTGGTTCATTCGCATCCCCTTCCGATCTCACCCGGATTACGCGGCGCGGTGAACTTCGTCCAATGCACCCAGCCGCGTTCAGGGCAATGGAAGCCCCATTCGCGGTATCGCGGGCCGGTCACGAATAGCGTCCAGCAGCAGCCGTCGACGAGTTCGATGCGATGCGCGGCCGAGCCGTAAGGACGAAACTTCCACGCCGGCGCAATGCGCTCGCTGCGCACGTTGATGCCACCTGCTGCGATCGTATGCTCGACATAACGGCCCCGCAGCAGAATCGACAGATTCGACCACGGGTGATCATGCAGCGCGCGGTCATCGTCACTGCGCATGAAGCAATGCAGATAGACGTTGAAGAATCGATTGCGCGGCAGAATCCACCACCGCAAGAGATATGGCTTTTCGGCACCACCGATAATGAAGTCCGGTGCGCGACGCGTCACGCGCGTGATGATGTGATCAGCGATCTTGCTCATGCCGTCACCTCGTCTTCGATGTCGTCGGTGACGGGAAGGCCGGTGATGGGGCGAAGGTGTGCGTCCGGCGCCCTGAATTCAGTGCCTGCCGGGACTTCCACATTCTTTTGCAGAAACCCATCCCAAGCCACAATGGTCCCGCTGGATCGACAGACCCATTCGGGGCCGTAATCGCCGTCAGGAGCCTTTGAAATCACTTCGACGACCCTCCCCGTGTTTTGGCACTGGGTCGCATATGCCACGTAAGCCAAATCTCCCGGTTTGCAATTCATGCCACCCTCCGCGGAATCTGGCGCATCTCGGTGGTCTGCGCGCGGATGCGCTCGAGCGCATTCGTCGCCTTCAGAACGACATCCATCGCGCCGTTGATCGCTTCCGTCAGCTTCACGACGTCGTCCTCGGGCACCTTGCGATCGGGCCGCGCGTGCAGCGTCTCGTCGCAGATGTAGTACAACGGGTCGTAGCAGTTGCAGAACCTCATCAGCGCGATGACCTGGCTGAATTTGAAGTTCTCGTCGCCCTTGGGATTGAGGCAGGCCTTCAGCTTCGCGTAGGCGCTTTCCGGTCGCATGTCCGGCCAGAGGTGACAGGCGATCTCTTTGATGGTCTTGCCGCTGTTGCTGACCATCAGCTGCAGCGCCTCGAATTCGTCTTCGTAGAACAATTTGGTCTGCATACCTTTACCCCTTTGACCCCTACTGCCCCCGCAAGAAAAGCGCGTTTTAGGGTCCGATAGGGTTACGCACAATGGCGAAAAAAAAGGATGATCTCGGTCATCCGAACAAGAAAAAAACAATGGGCTATGCGCTATTCACACAACCATCTTCGAGAGCTTCGAATCGTCGGCGACTCGGCCGACGGGAGGCTGCACGTCGTCCGAGGCCTTTGCTCTCTCGATCAGATCCATAAGAAAGAGATCGGGCCGCTGGAGCTTCACCTCGGGCGGAATGCCTCGGTATTTCCAGTTGTGCACGCGCTGCGCGCCTCCTTTCTCTTCGTAGCCAAGGAGTCGAGCAACTTTCGTGGCACCTCCCAGGCGCTCAATGAGCTGCCAGTCCGGGTGCGGGGCGGTTTCGTTCGTATCCATGCCCACATTAAACACCATGTTTAGGCCGTTTGCAAACACCGCGTGTATCAACAAGACGTTTACTCGCGAGAGAATCGCGCCATGGAAAAAGTGATGCATGAGACGGCGCGCCGGCTATTCGAAGCCGCCAAGAAAGCCCGATCCGATATTGAGACGCCGGCCGACCTGGCGCGCGCGCTCAACCAGAGCGAGCAGACGATCAACAACTGGTCATACCGCGGGAACGGGGTATCGAAGCAGGGACGCCTGCTGGCCCAGAAGGAACTGGGAATCAGCGCGACATGGATTGAGGAAGGCTCGGGCGCAATGTTCACTGCCCCCGAGCACAATTCCGAAGCATCTGGTGGGTCGGGCATGCGCCAAGATGAGGCGCTTATTAAACGTTTGCTCCCAAAGGACAAAGGTAACGTAACCGTATGGGAGCGGCCGGAAGATCTCGAACCCGATGAGGATCGAGTCTGGATTGACCGCTATGACTACAGATTTTCGGCGGGGACAGGCTTGATTCAGTGGGAGATTCGCCAGAAAAAGGCGCTGCCGTTCGACATCGGCTTTTTCAAGGCGCTCGGCGTCAAGCCGCAGGACTGCAAGCTCGCCCAGGTGCACGGCCCGAGCATGGAGCCCTACCTTTTCAACCGCGATCTGATGATGATCTGCACCACGCGCAACCACGTGCGCGACGGCCGGGTCTACGCGGTGTACTTCGAAGAAGAGCCGCTCGTGAAGCAGATCTTCAAAGAGCCCGAAGGCGCGCTTCGCCTGCATTCATACAATGCCGATTTCCCGGACCGCATCATCGCGGCCGATCAGCTCGCGAGCCTTCAGATCGCCGGCGAGGTCATGTATCGTTCGGGATCAGGGCCGGCCGGCGGCAACTGAAACGTCATGAAACCTGCATCCCTCATCGCCGCAATCTGCTTGGCCTTCAATGCGCAGGCTGCCCCTATCCCCGATGATGTCGCCGCGCAATGCACTGACTCGGCGTCCGCCTTCAGCTTCGCCGCAACATTCCGCGACACCGGGATTTCGCCGCAAGATACCCTCACCCGCATGAAAGCGCCGGCCTTCCGCCGCGGCTTTCCTGATGGCGCACTGAAGGAGATCATCAACATGGTCTACTTCGATCCGGATCTGTCCCGCTGGCCGCCTAGCCGAATTTACTCGGCACTCGTCAACGACTGCATGTTCCCGAAGAAGCAGTTCGCGCCGTTCCGATAACCGCACCCTGCCCTCACCGAAGCCCGCCGAGCGCGGGCTTTTTTGCGCCCTCTCGCACCTTTCCGCCGCCCCTCCACAAAAAACATAAACACCACGTTTGACACTAGTATAAACATGGTGTTTAATGGAGTCCATCGCAGCACAACTCGCTGCGCCACCGCCCGGCGGCCAATCCGGGAAGCATCAGAAGCAATGCGCATGGCCGCGCAGACCAAATCGCCCGTGAAGCCTGCCCGCGTGAGAAGGGAATGCCTAGCCCAGGCTGCAACTGGGTGGACCGGATGAACCGGCGAAGGAGCCGGGGACGCGACAGAGCCGAATGGGGCGCCGTGTTTCGGCGCGGCGCCCCGCAGTACCCCAAAGGCCCCGCAAGGGGCGTCCCGCGTGGAACACCGCGCCGCGAATCACGGGACGGAGTTAGGCGCGGCGCCGGTGTGAGAGCGAAACGCACTGACAGGTCGGAAAGGACGGCCCACCTGACGCCACGATGAGCGCGTCGCCGGACGAGAGTACCCGGCATTACTGCCCTGATGGACGGGTATGCGGCAGTGACGGCTGGGCCCCGTCACAAACCTTGTTTTTGATGAGTCTGAAGACACGCTTGCCACGCGAAAACGCTGCCTCATGCGAGTGTCGCGTATCCGTCCACCAGTGCAGTGAGTACCGCCGGAATGTCTCCCGGCAAACCTGTTAGGAGTGCATATGCTCAATCCTCAATTAACCGAGCGCGCCGCCGAATTCTGGACGGATCGCCAGCATCAGCAGTTCAACGACGTGGCCGACGCCGAAGCTGACCGCGCCGAGCTCGTCGCGCAGATCGCGAAGGAGCGCCTGAAGGCGAAGATCGCCGCGCTGTCGTTCGACGATCTGGTCGGCGGCATGCACAGCGCGACGCAGGAGAAGCACGGCCGCGCACTGCGCGCTGCGTGGCGCGAGTCGCCGGAGGCGCTGGGCGATCTGGTGATGTCGATCATCGTGCATGCGATGAGCGGGGACGCCGAGCTCGAGGCCGAGCGCTCGCTCGACAGCGACCGCCCGCGCTTCGCCAACGTCCTGTGCTCGTCGTGCGGCCAGAAGTTCGGGCCGGGCGCCGCCGGGTTTTCGAGCTGCGCCGACCATATCGGGCGTCGCGCGCTCGCCGACTGACCCATCACACCACACCGAGGGACCACATGCTCAACATCGAACAGAGCGGCAAAGTCGCCGCAAACATCACGCAGCTCATCGCGGAACTACATCGCCAGATCAAAGAGCAGTCGCACGAGTACACGACGGAATTTCGTGTCGTTATCAACAGCACCGGCGCGCATGTTTCGCAGACGACGACCGGCCCGGAATTCTTGAAAGCGACCGGCCAGACCGCTGTAAATCTGCGCGGCGAACTGATCGCGTAAGCGAGCGAGGGACCACATGGACAAGATCAACGACGGCGGCCCGGCATTTCCGCTTACCGATGCACAGTCGGTGCATCGCATCGGCGCAGCTGCGATTGAAGGAATCGCTGATTCGGCCGAACGCGACCGCCTCTACATCGAAGCGACGGCGCGCGCTCGTGCCGGCGTGTCGCTACGAGATTACTTCGCGGCGAAGGCACTGCAAGGGTTGCTTGCGGACCCGAGCACAAACGTTCCGATCAACAGCGCGGACCCCGAATTCATCGAATTTGAACAGCAAAAGTTCGCTGACGTCGCGGCACGGGCTGCTTATCGCATGGCCGACGCCATGCTCCGCGCGCGAGGTGAAGCATGAACGAGATCAAGCACACGCCGGGGCCGTGGAGCGCCAGCAAGCTCGGCATGGTGCGAACGGCCGATGAGAACGAATACGCGGTTGCATGCGTGTACGGCGCCTATGGATCTTCGGAGATCGATGGGCCCATCGTCGAAGCAAACGGAGCTCTGATCGCCGCCGCTCCCGACATGGCGATGGCCCTCGAACTGATCGCCGCCGAGGACGACGCGGCTCGGCACAACGGCAAGCCGCTGCTGACGTCGGGCGTGCGCATGGCCCTCGACGCCGCCCTGATCAAGGCAGGCCGCAAGGCTGCGCCGACGCCGGTGCGGCACGTGACGATTGTGGGAGGTGCGCTGTGAGCGAAGTCAAACGCGCGCCTGCGCCGAAGATGGTCGAGCGCAAGTGCAAGCGCTGCAAGACGCCGTTTTTCGCGCGCGCTGCTGACGTGAAGCGCGGATGGGGTCTGTTCTGCTCGAAGTCGTGCAAGGCCATCAAGCAGGAACAGCGCACGGGGCAATCCCGAGCTTACTGGGATCGACAAGAAGCGCGCGAGCGCGGCGACGAGCCGACGGAATTTGCCAACGCGCATCTGTTCAGCAACGAAGACTACTTCTACGGGAAGGACTGACATGCGCACCCCTCTCAACAGCCTATCGCCTGTATTGCGCGATTACAGCCGATCGGTTGTATCGCGCGACTGGTTCCCACTCGCGGTGCTCGGCGCGCTGTATCTGATCGCGTGCGGCATTGCGCCGGCCTATGAACTTCTCGCGGGGATTGCACGATGAACCCGATCACCTACTTCTGCGACGCCCTCGACCGCCTGTTCGAACGCAGCCCGGTGTGCGCGATGGCGCTGATGATCGCCCTCGCCTTCATCTGCATGATCGCGATCGCCTATCTCAACCAGGACGGCACGTCCGTCACCACCATCAACGCGAGGTACGCATGAACGCACCCACTGTCGCAATCGAAATGCAGCCGGTCGAGTCGTCGCAGATCCACAGCATCGGATATGACGCGGCGAGCGAGACGCTGGCGATTCGGTTCAAGAACAAGGCGAACGACCCGTCGTCGCTTTACCACTACTCGCAGGTCACGCAAGCGAACTTCGACGCATTCAAGAACGCCGAGTCGATCGGCTCGCACTTCTACAAGTTCATCAAGCCGTTCTCCGAGCGCTTCCCGTACGTGTGCATCGAGAAGATGCCGATTCCGGCGCCGATCGTTCCGGCGACCGCATAACGTCCGCTTTCCCTTTTACACCCATTTCCAGAGGATTCCATGTCCACTCCCGCCGTCATCGAGCAGCCGCGCGCGTCCGTCCCGGTCCGCGCCGGCTTCTTCGACCTCGAAGGTTTCGAACTGCTGCAACGCGTCGCCAAGGCGTTCGCATCGTCGACGCTGGTTCCCCAGCAATTTCAAGGGAACATGGCCAACTGCATGATCGCGCTGAACCTCGCCGAGCGCCTGAAGGCCGACGCACTGATGGTGATGCAGAACCTGTACATCGTACACGGCCGGCCCGGCTGGTCGGCGAAGTTCCTGATCGCGACCTTCAACCACTGCGGCCGCTTCACCGCCGTCAAGTACGAATTCTTCGGCGAGAAAGGCACCGATTCGTGGGGCTGCCGCGCGTCGTCGATCGAAACCAGTAGCGGCGAGAAGATCGTCGGGCCGGACGTGACGATCCAGATGGCGAAGGACGAAGGCTGGTACGGGAAGAACGGCTCGAAGTGGAAAACGATCCCGCAGCTGATGCTGATGTACCGCAGCGCCGGCTGGATGATCAACACGGCCGCGCCGGAAATTTCGATGGGTCTGCCGACGCAGGAAGAACTGCACGACATCATCGACGTGCGCCCGGATGGCACCGTTTCATTCGGCGGCGTCGAGGAAGGCGGCGCGCGTGCGCCGGCGGCCGTCGAAGTGCCGCAGCCGAAGTCGAAAAGCGAGCGAGCCGCGGAGCAGCCGGCGATCGCCCAGGCGGACGTCGACGGCGTCATCGAAATGGCCGCCACGCAGAAGCAGGCCGAGCCGGTGCAGCAAGCGCGCTCGACGCGCCGTGCCGCTGCCGATAGCACGCAACCGGCCGCCGCGCGCGAGCCCGGCGCGGACGACGACCAAGGCGACCTGATAGGCGAACCGGTCAGCGACAGCGTGCTGCGGATCTTGAAGACGAAGATGGAACAGGCGGCACTCGGCGAGGCCGACATGCGCAAGCACTTCAAGTTCGGCTACGACGGCGTGACCAAGACGAACTATCACGACGTGGTCGCGTGGATCGAAAACCCGATGGGCGCGTGATGACGGCCCTGCAATTCGATGCGGCCGCGCACGCCTACATCGTCAACGGCAAGCGCGTGCCGAGCGTGACGCAAGTCCTCGCGCCGCTCATCGATTACTCGATGGTGCCGCGCGAGACGCTCGAGCGCGGTCGTCAACTCGGTTCTGCAGTCCACCGCATGACCGAGCTCTACGACCTCGACGACCTCGACACGGACAGCCTCGCGGACGAGCTGCGGCCGTATCTCACGGCATGGATCAAGTTCCGCGCGGAAACCGGCTTCGTGCCGGAGACGATCGAAAAGCGCATGTTTCATCCCGCACTGCGTTTCGCCGGCACGCCGGACCGCTCCGGTCTGATCAACGGCCGGCGCGCCGTCATCGACATCAAAAAGATGCTGACGCTCGGCCCGGTCATCGGCCTGCAGCTCGCCGCATACCGCGAACTCTTCGCAAAGAACGGCACGGTCGTCGAAGACCGCTACGGCCTCGGCCTGCGCGCCGACGGCACATATCGACTCGTGCCGTACACCGACAAAAGCGACTGGCCGGTTTTCCTGTCGCTTCTCACTCTCCGCAATTGGAAGGAAAAAAATGGACACGACACCGCTGGTGAACCTGCAGGTCAATAGGCCCGAAGATACGCTGTTCAAGGGCGCCGAGCGCGCGCTCCAAAGCGCCAAGGCATTCGAGATCGACTGCCCCGAAGTGCGCGATCTGGCCGTTCAGGATCTGACGAAGATCAAGGGGCTGCAGAAGGATCTCGACGCGAAGCGCAAGGCCATCACGCAGCCGATCGACGCCGCGAAGAAATCCGTGATGGACCTGTTCCGCGCGCCGACCGACTACCTCGAACAGGCCGAGGCGCTGCTGAAAAAGGCGATTCAAGGCTACGACCGCGAGCAGGAAAAGCTGCGCATCGCCGAGCAAGCGCGCCTCGAAGAAGCTGCGCGGCAGGAGCGCGCGCGCCTCGAACAGGAAGCGGCAGCGCGCGAAGCCGCAGCGCAGGCCGAGGCGCAGGCCATCCAGCGCCAGGCCGAACAGGCTGCGGCGGCCGGCGATGTCGAGGCGGCCGCGCGGCTGAATGCCGAGGCCGAAAGCCGGGTCGAGCAAGGCGCGGCCGAGGTTGCCACGCTGCAGACGACGGCGACGCTCGTCACGGCACCCGTCGTGGCCGCGCCGGTGCGCACGGCCGGCGTTTCGACGCGGAAGGTCTGGAAGGCCGAGGTCAGCGACAAGCACGCGCTGATCCGCTTCATCGCCGCGCACCCGGAATACGTCGATCTGCTCGACGCGAACATGCCGGCCATCAACAAGATCGCGCTCGCGCTGAAGAAGAACTGTCCGCTCGACGGTGTGCGCGTGTTCGAGGACGACGTGATCGCTGCGAGGGCTGCGTGATGAGACAGATCGTCATTACCTTCGATAACGATCGCGGATATGCGGTCACCGAAAGCGGCCGAGTCGCAGATCGACTGTGCTGGGATGAAATGCTCGGGCAAATCGCAACCCTCACGCATCCCGAAATCAAGGCGCCCCGATACAAGATGCTGACGGCGGAAGAGTATTCCGCGCAAGAAGACAAGTTTCACACAGCAGACGAAGACCGCCTTCATTTCGACGAACGAGGCATTCCGAAGTAATCGAGCCGTACCAGCGCATCTACATCATCCTCCACTGACCAGGACGACCCAACCATGACCGACAAGAACGTTCTCCAGATGACCGCCGACACGATCGGGAAAGACCTGCTTTCCGCGCTCGTGACCGAGTTGAAGTTGCTGCCCGACGTCTGGGTGAAGCTGTCCGAGAAGAAGCAGAACGACATCATCGACCGCTTGCACAAGCGCGTCGACCACAACGTGAAGATGGCGACGCACCTGATCGCGAGCAACGGCCGCACGGTCGTGGCCGGTGATCTCGAACAGATCACGATCAAGGATGGCGTCAAGGCGGTCGTGAAGTTCAGCGGCGCCGCGCCGAACCTGCACGAGCTGTATGACGCCAGCGGAAAAGCGGTTCTGGTCGTCGTGGCGAATCCGGACGAACACACGGGCGGTATGGACGAAGTCCGCGGCGAGTCGGATCAGCGCGGGCTCGATCTCGGCCGCGAATACACCGACGACGACGGCGATGGCATGGGCGACGGTATCGTCGATGTCGACGCGCGCCCGGTGCCGCAGCTCGGCGATGGGCCGCTTCAATCCGAGATCGACGAGCAGTTCGAGGCCGGCCGCCGCGCGGCCGAAGAAGGCAAGCCCGAAAGCGAATGCCCGGTCATGGGCGGCGAGCTGTGCATTGCCTGGGTCAAGGGCTGGAAGTCGTGGCACGAGGAAAACCCCGCTGACGCCGATGCGGAGGAAGCATGAGATCCGACATCGAAACCTACCTCGGCACGGTCGTCGACTCGACGGCGAAGAAGATCTCGACGAACGTCGGGGCTAGACCAGCTCAGTGTCGCGAAGGAGCTGAACCGCATGCACGCCGATGGTGTCGTCGAACGCGAGAAGCGCAACGGCAACGAATACGCGTACTGGCTCACGCGCGGCGAGAAAGCGGAGCCGGCGGCAGCTGAGAATGTGCCGACGGCGGTCGCTATCGTGGAGCGATCGGCGAATCCTGAGATGAAGGTGGTCGAGCCGTCGGAACCGCCGTGCAGCCCGTCTGCGCAAGGCGTAATCGACGTCGCCCGTCATCTGCTGATGACCAGTGATCGCGCCGCGATTCTCGACCATCTGGCGGCCCTTCAGCGCGCGCTGGTGACCTATGAATTGGCCGGCAACCCCTTTTATTCCGAGCCGGACGCGCATGCAATCACGTCTCTCGACATGACGTTCAAGCTGCTGTCCGACACGGCGGCCGCGCGCGATGGCCTGCGCGAAGAAAACGATGAGCTGAAGACGGTCAATGCGCGCCTGCGCGCGAACAACGCCGATCTCGAAAGGCGCATCGACTCGCTCAGCGGCGATGTGCGGCCGCTCGGGTCGGTATTCGTCACCATCGGCCGCGAGGCGAAGCCCATGCGGCACGCAACCATCGAGAAGGCGCAGAAGCGCGGCCGGGCGCTCGTCAGCGGCAACCGCGAGGCCGAGGTACTCGTGCTACAGCCGGTCGGCCGCATCGTCCGCGGCGCTGAATGGAAGGCACATTGATCCACGTGCCGCGCGGCAATCGTCGCGCGGCAACCACCGGCCTCAACGGTGGGTGCTCGGAGTGACGGGTGGGCGCCGTCACAACGCCAACAGATCTGCAGCGCGGCGCTTTCATGCTAACCAGCTGCCACATGCTAGCCGAGCACCCGCCATTGAGGCTTGACCACTTAACAGAGGATGCGATGAGCGACCGACCTACCCTCCACGTTGTTTCGCTTTCCGGCGGGAAGGACAGCACCGCGACGCTGCTCGTCGCGCTTGAGCTGCACGGCCACGACAACGTGCGCGCCGTGTTCGCTGACACCGGCAACGAACACGAAGCAACGTACGAATACGCGCTCGAGTATCTGCCGCGCGTTCTCGACATCCAGGTAGACGTCGTCAAGGCCGATTTCGCCGACGAATTTGCAACGAAGCGTGCGAACCTCGCGCGAATCGCCGCCGGCGAGCCGGAATCGGCCGTCTACGGCAAGCGCGAATTCGCGTATTCCTGGACGCCTGAGGCGGCAGCGCGCGCGCTGGAACTGCTGCGCCCCACCGGGAACCCGTATCTCGACCTCTGCATGCTGAAGGGTGGTTTCCCTTCCCGCAAGCGCCAGTACTGCACCGAGTATCTGAAGCGCAACCCGATCATGGAACACCAAATCGATTTGATCGACGATGGCTATTTCGTCGAGTCATGGCAAGGAGTGCGCGCCGACGAGAGCGAGTCACGCCGGTGGCTGCCGCACTACGAGTGGCGCGGCGACCATTACGCGGTGTTTCGACCAATCCTGCGCTGGAACGTCGCCGACGTGTTCGAGGCGCACGCAGTCGCCGGCATCGAGCCGAACCCTCTGTATCGAGAGGGTATGTCTCGCGTCGGTTGCATGCCCTGCATCAACGCGCAGAAAGTCGAAATCCGCGAGATCGCACGCCGTTTTCCCGAGCACATCGATCGCATCACCGAATGGGAGCGCCTCGTCACGCTGGTGTCGCGCCCTGGTCGCGTTGCCACTTTTATGCACATCGAGAAGGGCAACAACAACGGTATCGCATCCGTCGTTGAGTGGGCGAAGACCACCCGCGGCGGCCGGCAATACGACCTTCTCGCGGACGCCGAACCGGCAACCGCATGCTCGTCTGCGTACGGGCTCTGTGAATGACCACCTGAGGACCACCATGACCACCACCGACAATAGCCGCGCTGATGTGCTGACGGACGAGCAACGCCGAGTTCTGATCGAAGCCGCACAGTTCTCCGCAGATGCAGCGGCAGCGCCGGCAGACGAGCGGGCGGCGTTTGAGCGCCATCAAGGCTATCCACGGCCCGAGTATGACGGCGCTGCGCAAGAGGCATGGGACTATCACCGCAAAACGTGGTGCGAAGCGCTGGCTTACGCCCGCGCGGCAGCATCGCAGCCAGCAGCGGCAGCGGGGCAAGAGGCACAACCGGCCGCAGAGATTGTGCGTGAGTGGTTCGCTGGCCGTGACCACTGGGACGTGAAGATTTTCGATCGAACGCTCAAGCACGGCGCGAAGCTCTACACCGCCCCGCCCGCGCAGGTCGCCACTCGGCAGGAGATGGATGACGCCATCGAATACGCGATTCAGGTACTGAGGCAAGTCGAAGCCGGAGACGGTACGTTCGTCGGCCAATGCGCCGATGCGATCTCCGGTCTCGAAGGAGCCAAGCATGAATAAGACGCTGACCGAAGTTTTGGGGCAAGTGCTATTTGCACTCACTGAGCGCCAGAAGGGAAACATCATCCGCAGCGAAGATCAGTACATCGATGAAGCTCGCACCCTCCTCGCCGCTCAGCAGCCGGAGCCGCGAGACGCCATCGCACGCTCGAAGCGAATCCTCGGTCTGGTCGACTCATATCACGAGAACCCGACGCAGCACACACGCACCGCACTTCGCGTCGCGCTGATGGACGAGTTCCAGCCGGAGCCGCGAGACGAGGTGACGGACGGGCAGATTGCAGCCATGTTTGAGCGAGTCACTGGGTACAGCCTCAAGAATGGCATCGCCGCATTGAACGATGCCGATATTCTCGGCTTCGCTCGCGAACTTCTCGACGCCGCCCGCGCAGGAGAAGGCCAATGAAGATTCATGTCTTCAAGTACCGCCTCGGACAACGCGTTCGCGTCCTTCCTCGCCTTGAAACAGGGAGAATCGTTGCTCGCGCCGAGTACGACAATCACCAAGACCATTTCGCAGTGCGCGTTGCAGATCGCAAAAACGGCGGCTTCACTCAGGTGTGGTGGGGAGAGGCATCGCTGGAACCATTTAGGCGGACACGCAGACGCCTAGCGAGGGTGTCATGCCGCATCGCTTTAGCAGGAGAAGACCAATGACTGAACCGATTCTGACGCGCGACCAGATCCTAGAAGCGCTCACCGTTCCCGGCCTAAATGTCGAGGCATCGCTTGAGCCACGTGAGGTCGGGCTCCTATGCGCGGCAATCGCTGATTTGCTGGCGGAGGTTTGCCGAGAGCCGATCTACCAGACGAGCTGGAAATATCCAGCATCCGTATGGGGCGACGTTTCGAAGGATGTCTACGACAACTACCAGCTCTACCGCTACGTCGATCGCCGCATCGTCTACGCCCTCACCCGGAGCAAGCCATGAAGATCACCGATGACATGCTGACGGAGGATGGTTTGCGCAAATTGCTGTCTCAGGTTTGGAATCTGGGTCAGACCTATTGGCGTCAAGCCGATAGCGAGTTCGCATCCGATAATCGCCGCTCGGATGAGACATACAAGAAGTACCGTGCCATCGTCGACGAATCTTGCGAGAAGTTGGCGGATGCCTCCCGCCGCACCACTCCCGACAGGGAGGCGATCATCGAGGAGTGCGCGAAGGTAATGGATGATCGTGCCGCAGAGATCGAGGCGAATGGAAACCTCACGAGCATGACTATGGGGCGGATTTACCGGGCCGAGGCGGAGAGTATCCGCGCCCTAAAGACCGCCCCCAATGAAGAGAAAGGAGGCAGCCATGTCTAGCCGCCGCATCAACGGCACCGCCGTCTACGAAGTCCTGCGCACCGGCACGCATACCGCGCGGCAGATCGCGACCGAGCTGCAGACATCGACGGCATTCGTGCAGTGCTTCCTCGACACGCTGTTCTATGCCGGACGCATCCGGATCGATCGGCGCGTCACGACGGACACCGCGTACCAGCTGACGCCGGTCGCCGCACCGCGCGCGCCACTCGACACGCCGGCCGCCGGGCCGCGTCTCGCACCCAACCTGCAATCCACGCTCGCCGGCTACGATCGCGAGATCAGCCGCCGCGTCGAGCTCGCTATGGCTACGAGGGGAAAATGAACACCGTCTTCATCCTGATGGCGCAATACGGCGCTACTGCCGTCGTCCCTGTCGAGCGAGTTTGCCGAGACTATTTCTCGCACCTGACCGTTCCGCAGTTCGTCAGAAAGGTCAACGCTGGCGAAATCGCCCTTCCGCTTGTTCGAATGGAGGGCTCGCTGAAATCGGCCAAGGGCGTGCATGTCGACGACCTTGCAAAATGGATCGACGACCGGCGGGCTGCCGCCGTCAAAGAGTGCGATCAGCTCTGCGGTCAATGTTGACCGGTCCTACGCGAGTGCTACACGGCGCTCCACATCGCCACGCACGGCCTTGCTAGTCAAGGCCGCCGTCACTTTACCAGGTCCAGTCGAGCATCGGGGCCACCGAAACCCGCCTACCTCTTGATTTGATTGAATTTTCCTGTTGATTCATAGCTTTACTGCGCGTTTCGGCCTGTCGTATCCGTGCGTATGTGAGGGTCTCATAAGGCATCTTTACGGCAAAGTGCTACGATGTTGCTCCGATTTTTGCCGTGTAGCACTGGGGACCATGGGAACGATCACGCCGAGAAAACGTAAGGATGGAAGTATAGGGTACACGGCCCAGATTCGCCGAAAGGAGAACGGGAAGGTCGTCCACACCGAGGCGGAGACATTTGACCGAGAGGCGGCCGCGCGAGCCTGGATGGAGAAGCGCGAGAAGGCGCTGAAGGCGCCCGGCGCATTGGAGTCGGCCAAGCGCGAAGACCCGCTGCTGGCGGACGCGATTGACCGGTATGTGAGGGAGGACAAGAA